TTAATTTTTCCGTCTAGCTTGCCTTTGGGCTTTAGCTTTATTCAGATTATCTAAAATTGGCATGACGGTTGCAGGACTATAAAGGTGCTTCCCATCACCGCCAAGATTAAACGCTCTTAATTCATCAATAATGGTTTTTCTTGATAAATTATACCGTTCCATTAACCATGAAACCGGCACACGGTTTGGTATTTCCTCCGCTTTAATTTCTAAAACCTTGCCGATGTTTGGTACATCGTCATGTATAAAAATCTGTGGTGGTTTTTCTGACTCTACAACAACAATATATTTTCCCATTACGCTACTTCTCCAATGCTAATTAAAATTTCTTCTGGTAAATCGTCAGTGTCTTTTTCAATTAAATTTCGCATCGCTTTTTCATTGCCTCCATTAATAGATCTTGTACTTCTCGTTTAGACTCACGGCGCTCCATAACAATTTCATCCATCGTGTCTTTTGCAATGATGTGATATATGTAAACAGGGCGGTCATAACCTGCTTGCGCTTGGCGTGTCGGTCCAATACGTTCGATAATTTGTTGATATTGTTCTAAATCCCACCAGTGGGAAAAGAACACAAGGATGTTTCCACCGTCCTGTAAATTAAGCCCGTGACCTGCGCTTGCAGGGTGAGCAAAAAGCACAGGGATTTTGCCCGCGTTCCAATCGTGAATCGTTTGCGGGTCTTTATCTAAATGGTGACCTTTTGGAAAAGCTTTTAATAAGCGTTCAAGGTCGCTTTTAAAATGGTATGCAACCAATACAGGCATGCCCGCTGCTTCTTCAATTACTGATTCAAGTGCTTGAATTTTTAAATCATGGATTGGGTGCCAAGTGCCGTTTTCATCTGTGTAAATAGAACCGCTTGCAATCTGCAAACATTTCATTGTTTTTGATGCGGCATTGAATGCTTCAACTTCGACCGTTTCAGCTAGTTCAATGAACATTTCCTTTTCCATTTCTTCATAGGTCTTACGGGCTTTGCCTGTTAGCTCTACTTCGATCGGGTAAACGATTGGCTCTTTAATATTGAAATAATCTTTAGCCTCAATGCTTAAACACACGTCATTAATTCGCGCATGAATTTCGCCTTGACTATGATCAAATGGCACAAGATTAACGGCGTTACGATCTGCGCCCACTTGTATTTGTTGGAACCAACGATCAGTAAATGAGCTGAAACTTGTGCCTAATCTTTGACCACGATCAATGAACCATAGTTGACCCCAAAGGTCCTTAAGCCCGTTGGGTGCAGGGGTTCCCGTTAATTCAATGAATCTTTTGACTCGAGTATGCGCAACTTTACCTAAGGCGCGTGCACGAACCGAACCTTGTCTTAAACGAAAACCTTTTAGCTTTGTGCTTTCATCCGCGACCACTTTTGTAAAAGGCCATTTGCTACCTAGAAAATCAATTAACCATGGTAAATTTTCATAGTTAATTGCGTATGCATTTGCTTTTTGTTTTAAAGCACGTACACGGTCTTCAGGTGAACCAACCACGGCAACAACTTTATAATCCTGTAGATGTTCCCATTTCTTTGCTTCATCAGGCCATGTAGTTGCAGCAACTCGCAAAGGGGCAACTACAAGCGTCGGCCCCGGCTCAAACAATTCAAGAATTTCTAAAGCGGTGAGGGTAGAGGACGTTTTACCTGTACCCATTCCCGCAAACACGGCACAACGTTCATTATCAAGAATGTGATTGATAATTAAATGTTGGTAGTCATGCGGTACGAATTTACGTGGTTGAGTCATTCGCTTATCCCTGAAAACATTGGTACCAAAAATTGAATTTGGCACGGCACTACACCCCCGCCTTCAGGATGTGGGTCATGCCACAACTTACCATCTTCATAAATCACTGAATGCATATACCCACGGGGTGAAATACCCGCAACCAAATGCTTAGTGCCAATCTTTTTACTTATATCTTCAACCCAATTAATGCTTTCTTCTGTTGGCATGTTCCAACCCAAAGAAACCGATTTAAAGCCGTGCTGAGCAAGAAACTTATTTAAATTTTCTTGATAAATTTCACCATTAGCGGGGTTGTTTGGGTCTTCAATCGAACAGCCTTCCCAAAAATCAGGGATGTTTTCAAGGTTCAAACCTAACAGAGTGGCAAGCGTTGCCCCTTCACAATTTCCACCTAACCCAACTTTTGTTTGCATAATCTTTTTCATTTTTCACCTGCCTTATTCGCACCCCAAGCAGATAAACTGTCATGTTGTGCAGGAATAAATTTAATAAGTTGCTGCTCTCTAAGCTCTTGAAGTACTTTTCTAAACTTATTCAGACTTAGTCCTTTGTCTTTAATGCGAAGGGCGCTATACATTTGGCGTGTATAAGCGACCTTATTTGCATTTATGAATTGAAGAGCTTCTTGCTCAATTTCGTTTAAGTTTGGGCAAGCAATCTTTTCCTTATTAGTAAAGTTCACCCTAGTAACTCCTCAATTCGCTCTATGCTGTCTATAACTTCAACTCGTTGACCCATCTTGCGCATGCGTTCATGTTCACGTGTTTGGGCTGCGGTTGGTTTTTCCTTTGGTGCTTTTAGCTCTGCCCAAAAAGTATTGTCTGGTAGCATTACCAGACGGTCGGGGGCAGAGTTGCGGCTAATCCATTTAACCTTGCGGACTTCGCCCCCTAGGGCTTTGACCTTGTCCACAAGGTATTTTTCAATTACTGATTCGCGCATATTTACGCCCGTAAAGGCATAAGCACCGCACGCACGTTTTTGATTTCAGTACTTAAAAAATCAATATGTGCAGCGCTTGAAGGTCCAACGGTAGGAGTTACTTTGACTTGCGGTACCAAACTTTTATCGCCAAGTGTTTTTGCAATTTTTTGGAAATCGACTAAGTATTTCCAATCGAAAGTAGGGTATTCGCCTTTATATTCATCGCCTTTGGCTTTTGGTATGACACGCTGCCATGCAGGGAATTTATTATCGAAGGCTCTAAAACGTTCGCTTATGTCTGTGCCTATTACTTCCAAAGTACCGTCAAGCCCGTCTAAGGTTACTTTTACTAATTTTTTTAGGTCTTTAATCCCTGTAGCTTTCTTTGCAAGAAACTCAATAGCATCACGTGGAATAATGACTTGTTGAAGTTTGGCATCTAGTCCTTCAACTTCTGCGTAAAACATTCTGTGACCGTCGGTTGAAACAACATACCCGTGGTCAATAGCAACGCCCTGTAAATAGTGACGTACGTCTTTTTTAGCTGAGCAAATAACAGCAGCTTTTAAAGTTGCCAAAGGTATTGAAAATTTAATCATGGTGCTAATCCTTCTTATAGCGATATGACTCAAAGCCCGCTGCCGCTAAAGGCAAATCAAGTGCCCATTCGGGATTGGTAGCAAGCAGGCTTGATAAATGTTCATGGTTGTATTCCGGTACGTCATCGGCTTCTGTAATCACTTCATCGTGTACAGTTAAATCAATTTCGTAACCTGAAATCTCGATTAATGGCATGTTGTGACCGAGCACATCGCGTGCAACTGCTTGCGTAATGTTCTCGGCAAACTTACCGCCATAGGTGTAAAGGCGTTCCCATTTACGTGTGTATTGGTTATTGCCCATGTAAGAAATTCTGTTGTCATCCGCTTTTGCACCCGGATAACAAAGGAAACGACCACTTGGCAATTTGATGTAAAGCCAAGAGCCTTTTTTAATGAAAATAACTTTGCGGCATGGAAAAGGCTTATCAGGGTTGTTAATGGCATCAATCGCTGCCACACGAAGCTCATTCCACCATGCAGAAATATTTGGATGTGCGTAACGCCAAGAACGTTTGAACGAGTCACACACTAACCATGTGTTTTTCTTTAAACCGAAAGTGGTGCGCTTTTCTTTTTTATGCCATTCCCAAGCGCGGATTGCTTCATTCATTATGCTTGGGTCAATGCTGTCAAAAGCTTGTGCGGCCATGTCGTCAAGGTCTAAGCCGTATGCAGCTGCGAATGTTAAAAATGCGCCCACACCGCCTTCATAACCTAGGGCTAATTCCTGAACCTTACCGACTTGGCGTTGCTCTTTGTCTACTTCTTCAGGCGATACACCAAATGATTTTGCATAAGCCAATTTATAAAGGTCGTGGCCTTTGCCTGCATCGAAGTCATAGAACGCTTTAATTTTCCATGTTTCACCCGCAAGCCAAGCTAATGCACGGCCTTCGATGTTCGATAGATCGGCTACAACTAGCTTTTTGCCTTCTGGCGCACAGATACAACCGCGAATTGCAGAGCTTGTTAGTTCCATGACATTTTCATAGAACATGTCAGCACAGCCGATTTTTAAAGTCTCAATGCCTTCATCAATTACATCTTGCTTGAGTGTAGGGCGCGGCAAGTTTTGCGGTTGGAATAATCGGCCCGCCCATCGTCCTGTGCGTGAAGCACCGTTGAACTGTAAAGTGCCACGCAAACGACCATCTGAGCTTACGCCTTTGGCTAAAGCATTGTATTTTGCTGTACTGGTGGTTGATGCTTGTAAACGAATGGCAAGCAATTCGCGCACAATAACGGGTAGGTTTTCATCATTAATACGGCGCTCTAAAGTTGCTTTTTGCATATCAGGCAATGAAACACCATGTGCTTCGAGAATATGCTTAAGCATCGCATCGCGTTGAGTAGCCGCCTGTACTTCACCATCTGTTAATGCAACTGTACGTTTTGCCAATCCTTTTTGCGCTTTGTCTACTGCTTCAATTGCAGAATCAACAAGATCGAGGTCGATGCAAACGCCACGGTCATTAATTTTTTGATCAAGGTGCCAAAGTGCTAATTCAGCCCCACGATAATTCCACTTCGGAATCCGTTTATGCAATTCGCGCATTGCTAAAATATCGTTCTTGGCATAATCAAGGAAACGCGCCCATTCAATCGGATGCGTTTCACCAGTAGCGCGGCGTAATTTTTGATTAGCAGGGCGGGGCTTACAGAAAAGCTGAATAAGTTGTTTACCCGCTTTGTCTTTGGCCTTGTCCTGATCGATCTTGAAAATTTCACAAAGTGAATCAAGCGAACCGGGCAAAGAATGGCTCAAAGCTTGGACCATTGTGTCTTGCCAACGTTCAATTTTTAAAGGCGCACCGTGGTACGCATGGCGCAAAACAGTACGGTCAAAATGGGAATTGTGGGCGATTAGAGTTACCGATTCATTGTGTAAATGCTCGATCAATTCTTTTGAAGGGTCATTTTTGGTTAGGTCCTCAACATAGACAGGGCCGTCATTAAAGGCCCACGCAAATACGATAATTTCAACTTGTTCTGCGTAAGCGTGAGTGCCGTTTTTAATTGGCACTTCGCAATATGTTTCAAGGTCAAGCCAAAGGATGTCTTGCATTTTTATAATTCCTATTTTGCTTTGGTAAAGTGAACGCAGAGGGTCAGCAATACATTCACTTTCCAAAGCAACCCGCATAATGCGAGATGCTTTTAGGGTTAGGCTTCGAAAACACCTTGGTAGAATTCGCCTTCAAGTTCGGCTAATTTTTCTTTCAAGATTTCGATAAATTGGTCGGCACGTTTTTGGTCGTGGTTGTCTTTACCTACAAAACGTAAAATGAATGTAGGTTCAGAGTCTTTTACCGAAATACGGAGGGAAATTACGATTGATTCAACTGGTAAGCCTTTGTAGCTTTCAGTGTTCAAAACAATTGCAGTAGGTAAGTTTTCATCAATACCTGAAGCTTCAAGGCTTTCTGCGGCGCTTCGTTGATAACCCATTTCATTTACATGGCTATTTAGTTCAGCGTTTTTGGCAATTTTTACTTTGCGAAGTGCGCGAATGCCTTTATCGAATGGGATAATAGTGTTCAAGGTTGAACCATCTTCACCAGTAGATTTACCTTGAAGGGTTACGAACTCGGCCCAATCGTCTAATAGATCGATTAAATCTTCTTGGTTATAACGGCGAATATTGGCAGTTTCAAAAGCAATAAATTCAGGCTTTTTATCCAAGACTAAAACGGCTGTATCGTCAGCATGGCCCGGGTCGGCTTCATTACCAATATTAAAAAACGCTTCGGCTTTAAGCGTGCTACGGGTATTAATGAAATTTTTTAAACCTGCCACACCGCGAGCTTTTGCATAATCAACAAACGAGTCGATATTGCTTGTGCTAAAAGTGCCGCGGAAACGGTCGCGCAAAGCATTGTATTTTTCAGTGCTATAAAGCTTAAAGCCTTCAGGTACAATTGCGATTGAAGCATTTTTATCAACCTGTACAGGCAAATTGCCTTGTGCTGCAATCGCTAAATTTGCAATTTTGTCTACTGATTGTTCCATGTGTTTTTACCTTTTATAAAGTTTGGTAGAGAAGGGATTAGCCGTTTAGATAATCTTCGGCTTTGACGCGTTCAGGCATTAAAGACAACTTACCGCCTTGAAGAACATGCATAGGGGTTTTGCCGCTTGCATTTTCGTTTTTGTCACCTGTTTCAGTTGGTGCTTTGAAACTGATCTTGTGAGCAACTTCAACTTGGTTACTGTCAGAAATCTGGTTAATGGTTAATTCCAAAGTAACTTTGCCGACTTTGCCGTGTGTCACTACAGCACCCGCTACAGTTGAAAGGAATAGACCTAATTGCTTTTCAGCTACACCGCCTTTTAGGTCACCAAGAAATTGAGGTACATCGGTTAAATTATTCATTGCTACTTACCTTTTTCATCTACGTGCTTTGTTTTTTGAGAGTTATGCCACTGCACTAAATCTGCATAATCAAAATAGACAGGGGCTTGCTGGGCTTTCCCGTACTTATATGGTTTAGGGAAAGTGGGATCATTTAGCGTAAGTTTTCGAAGCGCATCTCTTTTGATTGCTAATAATTCACAAGCTTGCTTATATGTAACTCGAAGTGGTTGCATAACTTTTAACCTCGTTGTTATTTAGAATTCGAGTCACACTATCGCAGTGACCGCGGTAAACGCCTTTCGAGTCATGGGCAAAATCGTTTACGGCCGTGGTTGTTTCCAGTATCGACACTCACGGCTTGTCGATTTAGCGTCGGTCTCCTAACGCACTGGCCACTCATCCACTTACGCGAATAACGGGTCCGCGCCTTCTTCATCTGCGCTTAAGTCTTCGAAATCGTCTTCAGACGCTACGCCACCACCTGCAAACGCTTCACCGTCTTTCAGGAATTGCACACCGCGAAGCGATGCATTGATACGTTTGCCGTAGTTGTTGTCTTGACACCAAAGCTCAATTGCGGCATTCACGTAGCAACCTGCATAAGGTCGGCCGTCTGCTTGGACTAACGGTGTTTTACCGTTACGGTCGAAAATTGTTGGACGGGTTTTATTACGTGCTGAAATAAAGTAGTTACCCGCATAACCTTCGTAATCGCCTTTAGTGTCACCATCGTGTAGGGCCATACGATCTTTGGTTTCGATTTCTTTTTTAACTTGAGGCCATTTAGCGCCCCATTTTTCAGCGCCCATTTTGTCCATCGCCTTACGGATTTCATCAAGCTGCGGATGATCGCTAGCAAGAATGAAAGATGCAGAGAAAGCGGGGTCACCTTCGCCATTTACAGTTTTAGCTTCAAATAAAGCAGGGAAAGCAAGGCGTACATTGTTTAAACGAATTTTCATGGGTATTACTCCGATACTGTTAAATCTTCAAATTGTGGTTTCATGTCCAAAGCAGGACGTTTGTCGCTTTCAGGTGCGACAGTGGGTTTACCGTCCGCCTGAGTAATAAGGGCTTCAATTTTTGTCCATTGGCGCGGGCCGATAACTTCTTCTTTTTGAAGTGCTGCCGCTTTGGTTGGACTAATTAATTTCAGGTCATACATCTGTTCAGTTTTAAGACGCATGCTCTTAAGCAGTTTTTCCGCTTCTTCTGCATCGGTCCAAGTGCGATTACCTTTCTTGCCTTGAACCATCTTGAAGCCGGGTATTGCTTCACCTGCATGCATCTTTTGATGAACTGTTGAATCGACTGCTTTAATCCATCCTTCAAGAAGGGGGATTACCGCATACATTCGGCTAAGCTGAGCGTTGGTTGCACTTACAACTTGTGCAGTTGCATTGGTGATTTCTTCTTGCAAATCGAGTTGGGTTAAATCCTCAAACTCGCCTGCAATGGTTTCTACCAAGTGCTTTTGTAAAGCAGGGCAAGTTGCCTTTGCTTTACACCAGTGACACTGTTTTTCACCAGGGTTGAAATATCCGTCAAACTCTTCAACAACGGCTCCGTCACCTGTTTCAACACCGATTTCTAAAGCATGAATACCTGAAACGGCTTCTTTAGCATCACGTGCGAAGTCGTAAAGCTCTTCAACTGTTAATACAGATTCAGACTGATAGCCTAAGCGTGGTTGATGGATAACCATTCGTACTTGTTGAAAGTCGCCGAACATTCCGAAAGTTGCCAAAGCACCTAAACCGTATAGCGCAAGTTGTTCGTTGCCTTCTGCATCAACCTTTACGCCTTTACCGTATTTCAAGTCGTGGACCTGAATTTCAGATTCAGTTAGAACAACCGCGTCGCTTGTGCCGAAAGAACCTTCAGCACCTACGAACTCGGAAAAATCAACACGCTGTTCTACAAGTAACTCGTTGCCATCAGCTTGAGAGCGCACCGCATCTAAATAGATTTGGACGTTCTCAACCATTTCTGTTTCTACAGTGAAGAAATTAGAAACAGGGCTTTCAGTAGTTGCATCAATCCAAAGGGCATTGCCCTTGATAATGACTATCGTGTGACCTTCAAAATCTGCTGCATCCTTTCCTTGCTCTAAACATTCAGAAGCAAGGAAATGTGCAGCGGTGCCAAGATCAGCGTGTTCTGAGCTGCTGTCAGGTAGGTCTTTTTCGAGAATCACACTACCTGCACAACGCATCCAACGGTGAGCCGAAGAAGGACTTAATTTTGCATGTGCTGTCATGACTTAATCCTTATTGAGCTGCCGTAAAGCCTGCTGCAACTGCTAAAAAGATGATGATTAGCAGGGCAAGGGTGAAGCCGATTAGCTCACGAACTGTAAACACGGCTTTAATTCGCTTATTTAAAAAATGGGTTTGAGTGTTCATGTGCATTTCCTTATGCAAGTGCTTTTTCGCAAGCTTCAATAACAGCCGCGTATTTATCCGTAGGGATTGTTGCAACCGTAGTAACGCCGATATCGCTTAAGATTTTTAAAAGTGCAGCACGGTCTTTTTTAGCTACTGCTAAACAAGTGTCTTTCACTTCTTTTTCAGTGATTTCTGATTTAGTTGTTTCTTCAACAACTTCATCTTTTGGCTCTTCAACTGGTGCAGTTTCAGATTTGGTTTCTTGTACTTCTTCAACCTTTTCTGCTTTGGTTTCTTTAACCGTTTGAGTTTTTGCAGGGTTAGAAGTTTTAACTTCGGCGTTTTTACTTTCAGGCTTTGCGTCTGCTGCGTTGGTTTCACCAAATACATAAACTTCGATGTTTGAAGCTTGTGCAACGATATCTTTTGAGTTTGTTAAACCCGCTTTGATAAGGTCTTGGCAGATTAGGCTGCGCCATGTATGAATATCTGTTGTCATGGTTTTTATCTCACTTGTTGCGTTTGTCTCAACATGATTGATAAGTTACTCACAACATTAAGTTGCATCAAGTGCAACTTTTTAAAAATATGCATAAAAAAACCTGCTTTTAAAGCAGGTCATTGAAAATTAATGAATTAAAGTTTTAACTAAATCTTGTACGGCGTTTTGCACGATATACATAGCGTACTGAATCGATAACTTGACCCACAAAAATACAATCTTCGTCTAAGGGAATGATGTTTGGAACAAAGTTTGGATTGATGGCTTGAAGATATCTTGAGCCGTCAGATTCAATGATTAATTTCTTAAAAGTTGCATCGGAATGTTTACGAACAACGATTACATCGCCCGATTGCATATCGGCATAATAAACAGATGGGTCTACTAAAATATAATCACCTTCTAAAAATTCAGGCTCATTACTAACGCCCTTTACTTTTAGATAGAAACAATCTTCACAGCCATCATCGGGTGCAGGCAACCATTCTGTTACTTCTGATAAATCAACAGCTTCTGCATTTGTCCAAACGCCTGCTTGTACCCAAGAAAGTACAGGGAGCTTATTGTTTTTGCGAAGGCCTGTAACGTTAGGCTGTTCAATACCTTCAGCCATTTCAAATAGCGCTGACACTGTCACATTAAAAGCTGAAGCAATTTTTTCGAGCTTATCTATATCGGGAAATTGTTTACCAGATTCATAGCGGGAAACATTGCCCTTATCGACCCCTAACTTATCTGCAAGGTCTTGTTGGCTCATCTTTTTAGCTGCTCTCAACTGCTTAATTGCATTACCTAGTCCGGCCTTCATGTGTTTTTCCAAATGTGCGCTATTTAGCATTGTTGAGAAATTTTATTATTAAGTTTGCGTTTGACGCAATAAATTTCAACGCAACAAGTCTTGATAATTTGTTGCGTTTAATGCAACATGAGTCTAATTGTAGGATGAAAGGTAATTAAAAATGTCTACACCGCTTCGTCAAATCAGACTGAAAAATAATTATTCCCTTGCGGAAGTAGCGGCGGCTGTTGGTTCTGACGCGGGGAACTTATCGCGTATTGAAAAGGGCAATCAAAAGCCGTCCTTACAACTAGCAGCAGACCTTTCAAAGTTTTTCAACGAAGAAATCTCTGAGTTAGAGCTTCTTTACCCTGAACGATACGTAACAGAAGGGTATTTCGAAGACCTCACACAAGAGGAGAATGCCGAATGACTGAAGGTCAAAAATTTGACAACGGAAAGCCGCGCTTTTCGTTAATTCCAAAAGGTTCGCTTGCGCCTGTAATCAACGTACTTGAATACGGTGCGCGCAAATATTCAGAAGACAATTGGTGCAAAGTTGCCAATGCAGAAACACGTTATTTCGATGCAGCTCACCGACACCTAAACGCATGGTGGGATGGACAAACGGCAGACCCTGAAACGGGTGAATCACATTTAGCGCATGCCGTTAGCTGTTTGCTTTTCATTTTAGCATTGGAACAAGAAAAGAGCTTGTCACGCCCGATTTGCGGTACTTGCGGATTTGCTCCTTGTGAATGCAAGCAGGTCTCTTATCCAGTTGAATGGGGGCGTTGATATGGATGCTAAAGATTTTATTCGTGAATATGGAATTGAAAAGGCTACAAAAGTTGTTGATGGCGCGCCTAGTAATGCTGAAAGTTTTCAAGATGGCTACTACTTCAGAACTAAGCCGCAATTTGAATTTAACAATGGTTTTCATCCTGTTTGGAACATAACGGATAACGATGGCGCGTATTTCAAAAAACGGGGGTTCGATCCTGTAGGGATTAATGATCTGAAAATGGTGCTTGAAAGTCTTCGCATCGTTGATCAATTCGGTGGAATAGAAAAAGCTAAGTTCAAATCACGAACCAAAGATGGGATGGGTTATTTAAAAGAGTGCATCGCGGATGTTGAAGCAATTTATACCAATCCTCAATTTACCTACACGGTTTTAACTGGCGCACAAGTTGGCTCAGTGCTTCAGCTCACGCCACAAATTGATGACATGGGTGACGATAGTAACTTAGATCATCACGTTTCACCTTTCTGTGAGGTGCGTGACGTATGAGTTATTTCAAGGAACACGGAAAAACTTTACTTGCTCATCACTACATGATTGTGCCGATCAAGCAAGGTTTAAAACGGCCTGTTATGGACGGGTGGCAAAACGTTCGGCTTACTGCAAGTGACATACCGCGCTTTGCTAATCAAGGCGTAGGTATTTTAACGGGTCAAGGACCTTTCCCGATTTGTGCAGTTGATATTGACGTAACTGATGCAGATTTATCCCACCAGTTTGCAGAATGGTGCCGTGATAATTTAGGTGTGAGCTGTGAGCGCGTCGGGAATGCACCAAAAATATTATTGGTGTATAGAGCTGAAGATTCTGATTGGGGTAAATCAACTTCGGCGTGGTTTGCCGATCCTGCCGAAGTAGATAAACCTTTTAAAGAAATACATAAACATCGTATCGAAGTGCTTGGGCGCGGTCAACAATTCGTCGCGTACCACGTTCACCCCGATACTGGTAAGCCGTATGAATGGGTTGATTTCTTCGGTGGGCTAACTGAATTTGCTGCTAACGCTTTGCCGACCATTACCAAAGAACAGGTCGAAGAAGCGGTAAAAGCTTTTGAACGTATGGCTGAAGAACACGGCTTTGTGCGTGTGAAAAACAGCAAGTCGCGTATTGGCGCTTTGACATCTAGCGAACTCGCGGATGAAGAAGATTTATTAATGACGACTACGGCAACAATCGGTTGGTCGTTGGATGAAGCGAAAAAATATTTAGAACATATAGACAATGAAGATTATGACACTTGGCTTCGCGTGGGGATGTCTTTACATCATGAGTTTGACGGCAGTGACGTTGCTCTCGAACTATGGAATGAATGGAGTTCTACCGCATCGAATTACGTTAGCTTTGAAGAGCTCGAATACCGTTGGGGTACGTTTAGCGGTAATGGATCAACAATCGTTACGGCGCACTGGTTACTTAAAACAGGTCGTGAATCTAAACAAGCAAAACTTAGATTAGAGAAACGGCAGATTCTTGCTGACATTAAAAATCAGATTGCTGATTGCCGTGACCAACAAGAGCTTTTGCAGGTTGTAGCCAAAGAAGCAGGCAAGGTTGCAGGTACTGACCTTGCTTTGCGTACTGAACTATCGGGACTTATCCGTCAGCGCTTCAAGCAATTAACAAAGATCAGCATTTCAGCGCGTGAAGTGAATATCGCAATGGGCGGTCGAAAAGTGCAAATTGCACTTGATGATGCCCAAAAGCGCCCGATGACTGAATTTGGTAATGCTTCAAGAATGCTAGACGCGTACGGCAATGAAATTATGTTTATTGCCGAAACAAATACCTGGTACCGATGGAATGGTGTTTATTGGGAATCGTGCGTGAACATGGTCATCGAGCAGTATGCAAAGCAAACTGTTTTGGCTATGGGTGACGAAGCTAAAAAGATTGATGACGATGCGCAACGTGCCGAGTTCTATCAATTCTGTGCAATGTCTCAAAAGGCGTTCATGGTCAAAAACATGGTGACGCTTGCTCAATCCGATCCACGTGTATTGGTTCCGATCAAAGAATTAGACAGTGATATTTATTTACTGGGCTGTGCAAACGGCGCGGTGAATTTGCGTGATGGTGAATTGGTTAAGCCAAGTCAAGAATTGCTAATCACATATAGCACTGGTGTTGAATACAACCCTAAAGCCAAATGCCCTTTATTTGAAAAGACTGTTCTTGATGCCTTTTTTGGCGATGAAGAAATGGCTAATTTTTTCCGTCGTTTAATGGGCTACGCGATTTTAGGCAACCCTGTTGAAAACTTAATGATCATTCCGTTTGGGGATGGTGCCAACGGTAAATCAACCGTATTCACAACAATATCCAAAGCTCTTGGCGATTATTCAACTACTACTCCTGCTGAAACTTTCTTAGGCGATGCCAAAGCATCGGCAGGCGGTGCGCGTGAGGATATTTTGCGTTTACGTGGTTCCCGCTTTGTCTATGTTGGTGAACCGGAAGAAAACAAAGAGCTGAAAGAAAATCTCGTTAAAACCATAACGGGTGGCGAGAAGCTTAGCGCACGCGGTCTTTATTCCAGACACACAGTCGAGTTTTCGCCCACTTGGACGGTTGTGATGCCTACGAACCACAAGCCAATCATTAAAGGGAGCGACCATGGTATATGGCGGCGTTTAATGATGGTCCCTTTTGAACGCAACTACGATAAAGACAAGACACTTGTTAAAGACCCTTTTCTAGCAACGAAATTGCTCAATGAATTACCGGGTGTTTTAGCTTGGCTTGTGCGTGGGGCAATTGAATATCAGCAAGAAGGTTTAAACCCGCCTGACAAAACGAAAAAAGCACGTGACGAATACCGCGATGAAATGGACCTGTTGAAAGACTGGATTAGCGAATGTTGTGAAGTTGGGGACCCTGAAACGGTTTCTGAGTTGTCCTCAAAGCTTTGGGAAAGTTGGCAAGAGTACGCTTCTAAAAAAGGCGAATTGCGGTACATACCGACTTCAAGAAGTTTAGGACGGCGTTTGAGTTCAAAGTTCAAAACAGCAAAAGGCGCAAATGGTGCGAGAAAAATGCTCGGTATTCGTGTGCGAGTTTCTGCTGATTCAGATTTGTTTGAAGACGAAAGCGGTAATCAGTAGGGGTTGAACACGTAGTTTTTTGCGTATACGCAAATTTCTGCGTGTTTGTAGGTGAAAGAGTTTCGGTTTTAGTGGCGTTAAGGCGTTTAAGTGGCATTTTTCTATAAGTTTCTATTTATATATATAGGACTTTCCTTGAAAAACATAAATAAACGCCTTAACGCCACTCCAAAGACAAAAACGCAAAAATTAACGACTTGGAGGAGCGCGCCCATGCCTGTTTTGGCTTTTCTCCCTGAATTTGTAGTGAAAGACAAAGTAAAGCGTAGCTCTGAGCCAAAAGTTACAGAGGAAGACGTGAAAAACATTCGAGCACTACATAAATCGGGCATGTCTTATAGACAACTTGGTCATAAATACGAAATTTCCCATGAGATGTGCAGACGTATTTGCACAGGGTATTGCTATAAGGAGGTCTTCTAATGGCTTTACGTGGAAAACAACAACGATTTGTTGATGAATATCTGATTGATCGTAATGCAACGCAAGCTTACATACGTGCCGGATACAAGGTTAAGAACGAAGATGTAGCTGCTGTGATGGCATCTCGTCTGTTAAGAGATGATAAGGTCAAAAAAGCAATTGAAGCAGGTGAAGCTGAACTTGCAGAACGCAACAAGATTACACAAGACAAGGTATTAAATCGCTTATGGGAAATGGCAACGGCTGACCCTAACGAATTAACGCGATACACACGTGTTAATTGCCGATTCTGTTGGGGTATTGACCACAATTACCAATGGACAGTAGGCGAATTTAAAAGAGCAATTCAACACGCGCACGACACGAATGCACCTGAACCAAAATGTGAAGGCGGTTTAGATTTTGATCGTCTCAAAGCGCCTAATCCAGATTGCCCAGAATGCCGCGGCGAAGGCGTTGGATATACGTATATCGCAGATACGACACGTGTAAGTGACCAAGCCAAATTGCTTTATGCAGGTATTAAAGAATCTCAGCACGGCATAGAAATCAAAATGAATGACCAAGTCGCTGCTTTGATTAAAGCAGGTCAGCACATTGGCATGTTCAAAGATCGTGTAGAACTTGGCAACGACCCAGAAAACCCGCTAACCGATCCAAAAGCAGCAAGCACACAGTTAAGCCTTCTTGCCAAGTTGAAAAAGGCTAAGGCTAAAAAGGAGAAAGTCGATGGAAATTAACGGCAAAACAGTTCCATTTACCGCGACCCACTACCATTGGCATTCACGCGAGTTTTTAAGGATAGGTAAACATGGTTACGCTCAATGCCTTATCAATGGCAAGCACTGGGTTGATTGCGGCAATTTGACAAATGCCCAATTGGTTGCGGGTGAACACAGAACAATTATGAAGTTGTTCAAAACAGGCTTGTCACGTGACATATGCAATATGCGTCTTTTCTTCATTGGTTCAACATATCGGATTGGGTGATTGCATGACCAACGATGACGAACTACTCGCATTAATTGCGGATATGAGCGAATCGGAAATTGAGCAATTCATTAATTCGCTTGATGAAGATGAACGTGCAGTTATCAGCAGGATTCTTGCAAATGCGCCTGTATGGTTCCCGCTTGAAGGTCCACAAATGGCAGCTTACACATCGGATGCCGACATTATCGGCTACGGCGGTGCAGCAGGTGGGGGCAAGACTGACTTGATTGCAGGCTTGTCACTCAATGTGCATAAACGTGTGCTGATTGTACGGCGCGAGAAGGCACAGACAGACGGCATTGTGCAACGTATCGAAGAGATCGTAGGGCACAAGAACGGGTACAACACGCAAAAGTCAGCATGGCGCTTTGACAATGGCCGTCTCTTAGAGTTCGGCGGCCTTGACAACATGGGCGATGAGAAACGTTGGCAAGGGCGTGCGCATGACTTGAAGGCATTGGACGAAGCAACAGAAATCCGTGAGTCACAAGCAATGTTCGTAATGGGTTGGAATCGTACCAGTGATCCGACAATTAAACCAAAGTGCCTTTTGACATTTAACCCGCCTACTACAGCCGAAGGCCGTTGGGTTTTAGATTTCTTTGCACCTTGGATTAAGAAAGGGTACCCGAACCCTGCACAACCCGGTGAACTTCGTTGGTTTGCCCGTATCGGAGGCAAAGATCAAGAGGTTGAGAGCAATAAGCCGTTTGTACTTATTGACGACCAAATTGTTTATGACTTTGACACTAACGACTACAAGCCCGAACTCATCATTAAACCTAAATCACGCACGTTCATTCCGGCACGTGTGACTGATAACAAGTACTACATGGAAACAGGCTACATGAGTACCTTGCAAGCGCTGCCTGAACCTTTGAGGTCACAAATGTTATACGGCGATTTCGGTGCGGGTATTGAAGACGACCCTTGGCAAGTTATTCCTACAGAATGGGTTGAAGCGGCTCAAGCACGTTGGAAACCACTTGAAGACATGCGCATTTTGCATCGTGGAGATTTCAAGATGGATTCTTACGGATTGGACGTTGCACGTGGCGGTGGCGATAACACGATCGGATTTCCGCGTTACGGTTATTGGTACGACAACCCGAACGTACTTGAAGGTAAGGATTCACCAGACGGACCAACAAGCGCATCGTTTGCTGTTTCGCATATAAGAGACCATGCACCTATTCATGTCGATGTCATTGGTGTTGGTGCAAGTACATACGATTTCTTAAAGCAATCAGGCATTCACGTTGTACCTGTAGACGTACGCAATGCTGCAACTTCTTTCGACCGTTCAGGGCAACTTAGTTTTTACAACTTGCGTTCTCAACTCTGGTGGCAATTCCGAGAAGCATTGGACCCCGCATACGGCAGCACAGTTGCTTTGCCACCTGAACCAAATCTTTTAGCAGACTTAACTGCACCACGTTGGGCGTTGCAAGGTACCAAAATCAAAGTGGAATCTCGAGAGGAAATTATTAAGCGTATTGGCCGCAGTCCCGATTACGGTTCAGCAATTATCAATGCGCAAATTGATACGCCTAAACGCCACATTATGCAGGCGATCAATGCATCAGCTGCTAGACGTGATTACGACCCATACGCGTAGTGTCAACAGGAAACAGGGCCTTTTCAATGTGCCAATCGCATAATGTCGAAAAAGGCAAAACTAATCGGAGCCCTTCAATGTGCGTGAAAAATATTCTTGACGGCGTAACCAATATTCTTGGGATGGATGCACCAAAGGCGCAAGTCATTGCACCGCCAAAGCAACCAACGCGCCAAGATTCTAAATCTCCTGATTCATCCGCGACCATTGACCGTGTACAGCAAGCACAAAATTCCATGTCTGGTGGTATTGCAAATACGCTTTATACCGATGCTCAAGGCGTGAGTGACGAAGATTTGCGCTTAGGCAAGAAAACTTTATTAGGCGGTTAAGATGACTGAAGACGATATCAGAGCGCTGAAAAAACGGTTTTATGCTGTTTGGCAATTACGTGTAAATGATATGGACGATTATTGTGCCGAATTAGCATTACACGTTTTGCCTGCTGCCATCAAAACGATTAAAGACCAAGAAAAGCATGACCGATCTGCATGGTCCAAAATTGTTGATAACACTGGTAAAGACTCGTTGAAAACCCTTGCAGCGGGTATGGTATCGGGCACTTGTTCGCCAAGTCGTAAATGGTTCACCTTGCAAGCCGCAGATGAATCATTGCAAAAGGATATTGAAGTTCGCCAATGGCTTAAAGCTGTTGAGGATGCTTGTTATGTTGCTTTTTCAAAAAGCAATGTTTATCGAACTGTGCATCATATTTACATGCAAGAAGGCGCTTTCGGCATTGGTGCGGCGTTAGCACCTGAACATGGCCGCAATTCAAAAGCTCAACTCATGGATTTAATACCGCTTACTTTCGGTGAGTTTGCTATCACAACGGACGAGTTTAATAAACCGAACGGCGTTTATCGCAAATTCAAATTAACCTCTATCAACATGGTTAAATATTTTGGATTGGATAACGTTTCGGATGCTATTAAGAACGCGTTTGAAAATAAAAACTACGAACAAGAGTTTGAAGTTTGCCATGCAATTTATGAACGAGTAGATGCAAAAGGGTATGGACCTAAAAACATGCCTTTCGCTTCAATTTACTATGAACCAAGTTCATCAAATAAATTGCTACGCGAAAGTGGCTTAATGAGTTTTCAGGTTATTTGCGGACGTTGGACTGTTTCAAGTAGTGATGTGTACGGCGAAGGACCTGCAAGCGATTGCATTGGTGATTTACGTGCATTACAGAAAGGTCATCAACAAATTGCAGTAGGTGTGGACTATCAAGTTCGACCGCCTTTGCTTTTACCTGATTACTTGAAAGGTCATGAGCGTGAGACATTGCCAAACGGTATTGCATTTTACCAAGCGTCACCAACGAGCCAAGTTGCACAAGTTCAAGCAATGTTGAATGTGCAATTCGATTTGAACGGTGTTATGGCGCAGATTGCACAATGTCAAGAGCGTGTTAAACGCGCATTTCATACAGATTTGTTCATGATGCTTGATGCTTTTGATAAAGGCAAAATGACCGCTACAGAAGTATATGAACGCAAATCTGAAAAGATGCTCATGCTTGGTCCGGTAGTAGAACGTCAAATTGATGAATTATTGCGTCCACTCGTTGAAATCTGCGTTGAGCGTGTATTAGCAAACAGTGAATACCTACGCCAAATTGCACCAGAAGCTATTCAAAACGCCGATGTCGAAATCAATTTCGTATCCATACTTGCACTTGCACAGAAATCTTCTGGTTCGGCAATTCTTGAACGTGCCCTTGCCATGATTGGGCAAGTAGCCCAAGTCGACCCGCAAGTACTTGATAAAGTTGATACAGATAAATTTATGGATGAATACGCAGAGATTAACGGCGTATCGCCTGATATTTTCCGTCCTCAACGTATCGTTGACCAAATCCGTAGTGACCGTGCAGCACAACAACAAATTGCACAGCAACAAGCCCTTGCTGCCCAACAAGCACAAACGCAAAACACTAACGCCAATACGGTTAAGACCGTAAGCGATACAGATGCAGAAACTTTGTCTGACATGTTCTTGCAAGGCGGTGGCGCATGAGCGATTTAGAAACCAAAGCTAAAGAAAATAAGAGTGAACGTGACCAGGAACTAAATGACCTGCGCTCAATCTTGGAAACGGAACACGGTAAACGTTTTCTAATGCGATTAATTGATCGGGCAAGCATATTTCAACCCACCTATGGCGGTGGGTCACAAATCAGTGATTTTGCTTTCATGGAAGGCCGCCGAGAGTTTGGCCTATACATCCTTGGTGAAATCACACAAGCCAATTCAGATGCATGGCTAGACATGCAGAAACAACGATTTTCAAAACTTAAAGAGAAGGTGAACCATGAGCGAAGTGACAACAACTACGACAGCAACTGATGCAGCAACTACCGCTACTACAACGGATACACCTGCTGTAACTACAACTGCTACTGAAACAGGTGGGGGCAATCCTGCTACAACTCAGGTTGAAACCACACCTACTACAAGCACTACTACAGAAAATACTGAAACAAAGCCTGAAGTTTTATTAGGTGGTGAAGAACCGCCTGCAGAACAACCAATTCAATACACAGATTTCACTATGCCTGAAGGGTACTCTCTGAATCCAGAAGATTCAAAAACCCTTCAGGAACTTGGGCAGCAGTTCAAAATGCCGCAAGAAGCGGTGCAAAAACTTGTCGATTTAGGCGTGCAAATGCAACAACGACAAGCGCAGGAACAGCAAAAAGTGATTGCTTCTTGGGTTGATGCAGCTAAAGCGGACCCTGAATACGGCGGGGAAAAATTGAAGGAAAACCTGTTGACAGCACAACGCGCCTTCAGCTTACCACGTGGCGCTGAAATCTCTAAGATTCTCTTTAAGAGCGGACTCGGTAACCATCCCGCTGTAATTGGCTTTATGACAGAAGTTGGTAAGTTGTTAGAAGGTGACAACATGACACATGGAAAAGGCACAAATACAGCGAACGTGGCACCAGCGGCCGTATGGTATGACAAATCATAAGGAATACTTAGATGCCTACGATTGTACAAACAAACCCAACATTAGCCGACGTTGCCCATAACATTGGTACGAACTCTAAAGTTGGGGCGATTATCGAAGTACTCAACAAACGTCAAGACTTACTTGACGATGCTGTAGTGCTTGAAGCAAATAGTGGTACCCACAATAAAACTAGCGTTCGCTCAGGTTTACCAAAAGGTACATGGCGTAAATTGAACTATGGTGTGCAACCCGAAAAAACATCACGTGTTCAAGTCTCTGATAGTACTGGTCAGTTAACTTCGTATTCAGAAGTTGATAAAACCTTGTACGACCTTCAAGGCGAAAATAAAAAACAATGGCGCTCTGAAGAAGATGCAGGCTTCTTAGAGGGTATGTCACAAGAGGTAATGGAAAACATTATCTATGGTGATGTTGCAGGTGATGTATCTACCTTTAACGGTTTAGCAACGCGTTATAACCATCTTATTGACCCTGAAACAGGCGTAGCACCTGCAAACGCTGTAAACATTCTGGATGCAGGCGGTACAGGCACTGACAATACGTCAATTTACATTGTGCAGTGGGGGCGTGAAAAAACTCACTTGTTCTATCCGCAAGGTACGCAAGCGGGTCTTGATATTCAGGACAAAGGGCAACAAACGGTACTTGATGCGCAAGGCGGCCGTTATGAAGCAATGCGAACATACTTCCAATGGGACGTGGGTTTATCTGTACGTGACTGGCGCTCGGTTGTTCGTATCGCAAACATTGATGTTTCGGACCTTTCAAAAGATGCATCTACTGGTGCAAATCTTATTGATTTATTGGACGAAGCACTTTCTCTCTTACCACTTGCAGGTTCAGCACGTACAGCAATCTACATGAACCGTACTGTTAACCAAGCGCTTAAAGGCCAAGTCAATCACTTTAAAAATGTGCGCTTGACTCTTGAAGACTTCCGTAAAGACGGTAGCCGCAAAATTCAAGCATGGGATGGTGAGCCGATTCGCATCTGTGATGTGATTCTTAACACTGAAGCCCGTGTAGTTTAAGGAGAATTTAACCATGGCATTAGTTGATAAATTACTACAGTTCTCCGATAAGCAAGCTATTGCGGCGGGTGCTAGTACTTTCACTTTGGACACAGTACATAAATCTGTTGGTACAGCGGGTTTACCTATCTGCCTTCAAGGGCATGTAGTTGGACCTGCAAACGCTACCGTTACAGTGACACTCGAAGAAAGTGCAGACGGTACAACTTTTACAGCGGCAGCCGCGTCAAAAGCGTTTAAAGCCGCTGAACTGAACAAAGGTACGTTCTTTTACGTGAACAGTGCGACAAAACGTTTTATCCGTTTGTCTTATGCTGTCGCAAATGCGCCCACTGGTTCTATTTCGGCTTGGTTGGGCAATGAAGCGGATATCCGTACAAACTACGACGCTGTAAGCGGCGCAACTGTTCCAGTTTAATCGAGGTATTTTAGATGTCAGACCAAGTATTAGTAGTTGCTATCAAAAAAGGTTTTTACCATGGTATTCGTGACGTAGGTACAGAATTCTATGTGCCTGCGGGTTTAGTGAACCCAAAAGTAAAAACTTGGTTTAAGCCAGTTGAAGAAAAGCCGAAAGCATCAGGCCGCGGCGCGACAGGCTCAACACAAGCTGAGTAAAGCATATGAGATCAATTGTTGATCTTTGCAATTTAGCCCTGTCGCATCTCGCGCAGGGCTATGTTGTAAATGAACTAACCGAACCGACAAAGCATGCAAGATTGTGTAATACCTTTTACCCAATTTGCCGTAGAGAGCTGTTGGACAACGAACATCAATGGACGTTTGCCGTTAAGCGCGTTCGCTTGAATGTCGATGCAGGATATGAGTTTGGAACAGCGTATGTGCTGCCAAGTGATAAGGTCCGTATCTTTCAGCTTGAATCAGGCAGCCGATTCTATGTAGAAGGCAATCTTCTATTCACAGAAGATACCGCACCAATCTTACGCTATGTTCACGATGTGAAAGACTTGGCATTAATGCCCGATTCTTTCAAGACCGCTCTATCTTATTTGTTGGCCGCACGAATAGCAGGCCCTTTGACACAGAATGAGCAAAAACAAATCTCCATGATGCAGCTTTATGAAATTGAAAAGAACAAAGCAATTTTCATTGACCTGCAACAACATCGGATTGAAGCACGGCCTGAGCATACAGGCTCAATGTTTGAGGCACGATAAATGCAATATTCGTTTAATGGTGGCGTAATTTCGCCTGACATGTTTGGTCGCATTGATCAGGCGAAATATCAGACTGGTGTAGCTAAATGCAAAAACCTTTATGTCGAACTGTTTGGCGGGGTTGTCTATCGTGCAGGCTTCCGCTACGTACACCATTACCCGAAAACAATGGGCAAAATGCGTTTAATCCGTTTTGTTTTTAGTGAAGAGCAAGCCGTTGTTTTGGCTATTCGTGCAGGCGCTATAAATTTCTTTGCTGACGGCGGTATGCTGCTGAATGAAAACAATGAACCTTTAGAAGTTGCAGTACCGTATGCCGAAGAGCATTTAATGCAACTACGTTATGCTCAATCTGCGGACGTTGTGACAATAACCCATCCTAACTATCCACCTAGAAAAATTATTCGTAAGAGCGCAACGGAATGGATAACAGAACTGGTTACAGTGGGATATGGCATTAGTACACCGCAAAATGTTGCCGCAACTGCCCATATTGAAGATAAGTATAAACCCGGTGGAAGTATGCACGACTCATACATTGAGCGTGATTATTCTTACCAAGTCACCGCAGTAGATGAACAAAATGAATCTGCTGCATCTTTAAAGGTTGTTGTACAAAACGACTTAACACTAGCGGGGAATTACAACACAATTACATGGGGTGCGGTAACTGGTGCTAACCGCTACAACATTTTTAAACTACGATCTGGTTTAGCAAGCTTCATAGGTGAAACAACCGAAACAAGTTTTACTGACGATAATATTGAGACAAACGGATCAATCACACCGCCATTAATTCGTAACCCTTTTGAATTTTATCCGACTGCCGTTTCTTATCATGGGCAGCGTAAAGTTTATGGAGGGGGGTATCAATCACCACAGTGGATTCGCATGTCACGTACAGCAACTGATGATAATTTTGGTTATCACATTCCTATGCAAGATACTGATTCTATCCAGATACGCTTTTCCGCTCGTGATGGTAACGGGGTAAAACACCTAGTTACAATGAGTGATTTACTTATTTTGACAAGTGGGGCACTTTGGAAAATGTCAGCGGATGGAGCCGTAACAGCTGCTAGTGTGAACATGAACAAGCAGTACAGTACAGGTGCAAATGATGTGACACCCGTTGAAGTTGATGGCGCTACAATTTTTTCCTCTGATCAAACAGGGCACGTACACGAAATATCATTGGCAAGCGGATACAACGCATCTTTTTATCAAACAATTGACTTATCAATAATGTGCCCACAACTTTTTGATGGGCAAAAAATTATTGATTGTGCGTTATTGCGTAACCCTTTGAATATTATATATTTTGTACGTGGCGATGGTGTTTTGCTTTCATTAACATATGAGCCAAAGCAACAGGTTTGGGCTTGGGCAGAGCATCACACCAACGGTAAATTTTTGTCTATTGCAGAAATACCGGAGGATGATCAATCTGTTTTATATGCGTTTATTGAGCGTGACGGTTTTTATACCATTGAACGTATGCTTACAAGGCAGCCGTTAGATATGCAGGATAAGTGCTATTTAGATAGCAGCATTCAGTATAAGGGCAGCCCTACATCAACTTTAACCGGATTAGATTGGCTTGAAGGACAAACAGTATCTGTATTTGCAGATGGTGGCGTTAAACCCGATGTAAAAGTAGAAAACGGCACAATAAAACTGCCACGTGAATTATCTAATATTTGGGTTGGTCTGAATTATGAAGCTGAACTACAAACATTGCCAATTTTTCAAGAACAAAATGACCCCGTTAAACCTAAAGTCGTCAATAAAGTTCACCTAAGAGTAAGAGAGTCTCAAAACATTTTGGTCGGTGCGAACCAAGATATCGAGGACCGTACACCAATCGATGAGTTTAAACCGCGCAGTAATGAGCGCTATGGTAGCCCTCTTAAATTGTATTCAGGTTTAATAGAGGTACCAGTTGACAGTACTTACGAAAGTGACATTCAAATTACTGTAAAACATGATAAACCTTTACCTATGAAGCTATTGGCAATTGAGGTAAAAATGACATGAGACGAAATAATATTGAAATTCGTAAGCCAACTGAGCGCGATATTCGTATTCTTGTTGAAAACCTGCGCGATGCCGATAAAGATGAAATGAAAGCGTACTTCAATGACAATTTTCATTGGATGATCAAAATGTCTATCAAGCATTCAAGCGATGCTTGGACTGTAGTAGTTAACGGTAAATTGCTTTTTATTTGTGGTGTTGGAATGTCAAGTTTAATAGGTAACGTTGGTTGCCCATGGTTACTTGGCACAAATTTCATAAAACAATATCCGTTTGAATTTTACAAACAATGCCAAAGTATTTTAAAGGAAATGCGGTCGGAGTATGCCGTTCTTGTAAATCATGTGTATGAAAAAAACGAGAATGCTATACGTTTCTTAAAAAGACTTGGCTTTGATTTAAAAAAAGCGGAACCATACGGCGCGAACAATAAAATGTTTCATCCGTTCGTGATGGGGGCGTTATGACAAATCCATATGCATATGCAGCGGTTAAAGGTGTAGAAGCGCTTTCCAATTACGCAAAAATGAAAGCGCAAAAACAGGCGTTTAAGGACCAAGAAAAGCTCGCCCTTTACAATGCAACCCTTTCAGATAATCAGGCTCGGCAAGCTATTGAAGACGGTACCAATGCTGTAACCGATTATCAGCGTAACATTTCGGCCTTTAAATCAAGCCAAATTAACGCCCTTGCGGAGAATGGTATTGATGTAACACAAGGTTCAGCCATTGATTTACTTGCTTCAACAGAGATGCTTGCTCAAGGTGATATTGATTCAATTAAATACAATGCTGCGCTTCAGTCTTGGGGGCACAAGGTTCAAGCCACAAATTACCGCAATCAAGCCGAAAATTATCGTGTTGCTGCGAAGTCCATTAGACCTGTATTAAGCACGATACTAAACCTTAGTGGGGAAGCTGCTGCCGCATTTGGTTCAAGTATGGGTAAAGGCGGTTTAGGGGGCGGGATTGAAAGCGGTTCTGCATCTAGTGGCGGTTCTGACTTTGCTTCAAGCCTTTATGGTATAGGTGGCAGTAATTCGCAAGGCGCGTCATGGCAAAATTATAATTGGAATTGGTTTGGAGCTAGTTAATGCGTATTCCACAATTTAATCGACAAGTTTCTGACAATAGCGTTCCAAATGTTCAAGTTAATGGGGGCATATCAGCAGGCGAAGCGGCAAGCCTAGTTGGTAATAAAACTGATAGCTTAGTTGGCGCACTTAATTCAGGTTTGAATGCGTACCAAGCATACCAAGATGAAGCGGACCGCGTACGTGTTATTGATGCCCAAAATAAACTCGCTGAATTAAAACTTCATTTGCAAAATAATGATGTCGATGGGTACGGCAACAAAAAAGGGGTAGATGTAGTAAGTTTTGATGATGGCAACGGTGGAGGGTTTGTAGATTACTATACAAAAGCCTATCAAGACGGTATTGGGCAAATTGCAAATACTTTAGGTAATAGCCGTCAACGTGCCTTGTTTAAAGAAATGTCAGAACGTGACGCGGTGCAGTTCAAAGGCTCATTACAAAATTACTTTGTACGTGAAAATGACGTTTATCAACAAAGCGTTTATTCATCATCAGCAGATCGTTTTATTCGAGAAATAAACGAGAACCCTGGTGACTTCACTAAGATTGATGAAAGCCGTGCTAATCTTAAAGCGTCTTTAGGTAAATTAATGAATCTTGAAGGAAAGGCAGCGACTGAAGCAGAAAACATTTATCTTAAAAATGTCTCGGTGGCCCACATCACAAACATTAGCGCCTTTGTCGAAAATGGTGATTTAAAAGCAGCACTTGCCTATAAAAATAAATATAAAGACGAGATTTCATTAGCAGATAGCTTTAAGGTAGATCAGCGTATTCATCAAAAACTTGAAGATCAGCAAGTCGAATCTTTAGTTAATATGGCCACAACTGGAACACAAGAAGGCAGCAACCCTGCTTTAAATGTTCCCCCACAAGCATCAGCAAAAATTGCTCAGGAGCTTAAAAGTCTTACACCTGATCAGATGAAAAACATCAAATACAATGATCAGCGTTTGGATGTTTACACCGTACATGCAGCAAAAGAAAAAGACATGGATTGGGCCGCACCACTTTTACTTGCTATTCGTTTATCTGGTGAAAAATCAAATAACGATGCCGTATCACCAAAAGGTGCAAAGTCGGTTATGCAATTTATGCCCGAAACATGGAAAGAGTACAGTAATAATGGCAAGCGGGATATTAATAACCCCGCAGATACTATTGATGCTTCATTAGAGTTTATTGACTGGATTAGCAAAAAATATAAAACCAAAGACCCAATGGTTATTGCGGCTTATTATAACGGCGGGGGCAATGCCGCTACTGCTGTTTTAAAAGGGGGACAACCCCCTGCGACTGAAACACGTAAATACATTCAGCGCATTGATAAATGGTTAACTGAAGATTTTGGTAAGTATGCAAATAAGCCTGCAAAAACACGGGAACAAGCTTATGAAGATATTTGGAATAGCAACGTTCCGGTAGATGTTAAGCAAAAGGCCTTGATTGCTACAGATCGGTACTATAGCGGACAAGATAAAGCCAAAGAAGAACGTCAAAACAAAGAATACGACACATTATACAAAAACATCGTGTCTGGAAAATATACGTTTGAACAGATACCCGCAGGGAGCATCACATCATTAGAGCCTAACCAGATCGATAGTTTGCGTTCGGTGAGTAAGTCGATTTACTCGAAAGATGTTAAAACGGATCCTGTTGTTTTAAGCATGATTACGCTTAATCAAGAAGAACTTTTAAAAGGTAAACCAAAATCAGTTTTACATCAGTATGCTGACAAATTGTCGCCTTCAGATTACCAAGAAGTTACTAAAATGTACGCTGAACAAAACGGCCTTAAGGATGGTAAAAAAGAAAAACCAAAGACTTTCTTGATCGATGACAACACTGTATCGAGTGCATTAAAACCTTATCTCGGCACTATTGGTATTACTGATACAAAAGATAAAAAGCAGCTTTTACACTATAACGCAGTTAAAACGGATTTAATGCAAACTCTAAGAGAGGCCGAAGCTAAAAACGGGGGATATCTAAGTTGGGAACAGGTAAACCGTGTTGTTTTGAAAAATATTAATAACCAAGTGCGTGTCACTACTTCACGGCCTTTCTTTGAAGATAAAGTTGAAATGAACCGTGTTTATGCACAAGTAAAAAGTAAAGCTGATATAACTGATTCAATGAAGACAAAAATTGATAATATATTTAAAAAGCAGGGTAGAAATCCTAATAACGTTACGGATTCAGAATATATCAATGCTTACTATTCAATAATGCGAAGGGGTTTTTAATGAGAAAAATTAGTTTAGGGCTTTTATTTTTAATTTCTAGCGCATGTGCTGTTTCTGCCGAAGAGCCTTTGCAGCCGTATCCAGTTACTTTAAAAAAACTACCTCAACAGGAATTTGGTCAATTAGTTTATAAACTGTTGCCGAATAAAAATGAGAAAAAGCTCTATTGGGATTTTCGGTCAAACGATAAATCAATAGTTTGGCTTGACAGCTTTTATGTTGAGAAAAAATTAGAAGATGGAACATTCCATTCAAGTAGAAAGGGTGTTGCGCGTGTAAATGTTCTGGGCACAAAAAGTACTATTGTAGATCACCGTACTTACGAACTTCCTTGGTCGGTAATGATGGAGGGAACTGTAGGTAAATTTGGACCAAATACAATTTCTCTATATCCCGCCACAGTTGCGCGTGAATATGAAAATATTTGTTTTGGTGAAAATTTTGATAATTGTGAATTCTCACCTTTTAAGTCTTTAACCAAAGCAAATATTAAATTTAAAAAAGTATGTGAAAAGAATTTCGGGGCTTTGAATTTTGAAGAAGCATATCTTTTAACTTCGCCAAGTAAAAAAGCAATTTATGGAATTTGGCAATCAAGTAGTGGTTCTGGCGGTACAAGTAATTTATTTAGAATTGACTATTCAGAAAACCAAAAACAGGTCTGCGATACTTTGATGAGCGGGCTTTAAATTTTAATTGCCATAAAAGGATGTGTAAATAAATGAGCACTACAGAAAAAAGAAAATTAATAAATAGCTTATTTTCATTTTCTTGCAGCGCATTTGTTATAGGCTTTTTCTTTTACTCTTTTGTTAGTTTTGAAAGCTATTACAGATATGAAAATTTAATTAATATTTACAGTATGCTTTTGTTTTTCATAAACATAATTATAGCTTTTTTAACTCTTAAATTTAGTCATATATTATCAGATGAGGAAGTGGATTATTTAGATAATTCTAAAACCATAGGTTTGCAAAATGGAAATATTTTAGGGCTTTTATTTTTAAGTTTTTTCAACATCTTACTTTTCAATCCATTTTTCTCTTTTGTAGAGTTTTTTGATAAAGGTGAAGAAAGCTTGAATCTAGCTTATTTAGCAATGACATGTTCACTTTTTGTTGGTGCAGTTTTATTGTACACATCTCGACAGCAAATCAAATTGTTAAGCGAATAACCAAGCTGTCAACAGCAAACGGCAGTCTAATCAATAACAGCATTTAAGATTACAAATAACCGTAGTCTTAAGTGCTTTTATTATGTCTGATCAAAATACAAATCTGACAATTGGTCAATTATTCGAATTAAACCAAGGCAAGAACCCAACGCAAATCGCAGATACAGAAGCCCGTGCGCGTAAGGCTGCACGTTCGTTGGGCTTAGACTATAACAAGATGACAGAAACGCCTGAACAGATCGTTTCTGTTGCGGATGAGGTAAACACTCAAAAGCGCGTCAATGAAGTTGTTGCAAGTGACCCTGTATTGGGTAAATACGCACTTAACCCAAATCAAGCCGCTGTTTCACTTGATGACTTTGAAAATCTAAAAGACATTAGCGATAAAGTATCCTTATTGGGTTCGAGTTTGAATAAACCGTATGAACCTGTTTCATACCAAGACATACAAAATGTTTTGTCTAAAGGAACATCACCAGAACAAAAAAAGAGACTGAAAGAACTAGGCATTTACGAAGACCCTCAAAAGCAGGTCAAGCCGAATGTAAACCCTAATTTACTTGATACGTTAAGTACATCATTAGTGCCCCAAACATCTGACCAAGTTTTCAAAGAGCATTACGACCGCATCAAGAAAACAACGGGCGTAATGGCTGCTGAACGCTTTAAAAAGTATTATGAAAATCAAGTTTATTGGATGGAGCATACAGCAAGCGCCGAACCATCTAGCCCTCAAGAACAAGGCAATCGATATGTAAATGCGGCTATTCGGGCTGTTGCGGCTATTGGTCAGACAGAAGGCGCAGTAATTAGTGCGACAACAGGAAACGATAGCCTTCTTAACTTGGCAACACGAGTAAAAAATAAAGCCGCGCCTTCACAAGAAATGACACAAGCGCTTTACCAAGCACAACTTGCAGCACAGACAAATAATGCAGGTGTGTTGGGTGCGGCACAAGAACTGGTTAGCAATGCTGATGCAGGTGTGTTGGGTGAGTTTTTAATTGAACAAGCACCCCCCGCATTAGTTGGGTATTATGCAGGCGCAGGGGCAGGCGGTGTTTTAACAAATTCACTTATCCGAAATACAGCTAAATATGCACCTATGGTGATGAACCTAGAAAAGGCAGCTAAGTTAGTACGTGGTGTAACAACCGCAGGTAATGCGGCACAAGGCGCATTAGGTGCAGGCACGGCCGATGCTCTTGTGTCATATGGTCAGAACATGGCAGAAGCCCGTGAGAAGTTTTTAACCCGCCAAGAACAGATTGATTATGCAGCTGCAAAGACGTGGGGTTCAGCCAAATACTCAGCGTTGGGCGGTGCATTAATGCCTGTAACTTTTGGCGGTCCTTTGCGCACTGTTGGTGGTCAAGCAGTCATTCAGTCCGCTGCGGGCATGTATTCCGTTAAAGGTGCGGCTGATGCTGTTGGTGAAAAAGCCGATCCAGTCGAAATGGCTTTAGAAGGTTTGTTAGAAGTTGCAACAGCTGCGCCTGAAGTAGCAATTACATCTGCTGCCAAAGTTAAAAACCAACGTACAGCACAATTTGCATTAGACCAATTGCGACAAGATCAACAGCAAGATGCTGTTCGTTCAAGTACGTTTGCAGCTGTACTTAACAACCTTATTGATCGCAACAAAGAAAGCAAGACAGCTCAACGTGATGACTCTGCAAGCCAAGCATTTATCAAACAGGCAGTTGAAGAACACGGCGCGGTTGAAGAAGTTTATATAGATGGTCAGACCTTCAACCAGTTATTGCGTGACCGTAATATTGAGCCAACCGATTTATTTGAACGAGCACCAAGTCTGCAAGATCAGTTGGGCACAGCGGAAACATTTAATGGCACTGTACAGATACCAGTGAATGAGTTTGTTTCTGCAATGTCGGTTGTTGAGCGTCCAACAGATTTTGTTGAGAACGTTCGTTCAAGCCCGGACATGCCAACTTATCGCGAAGCCCAAGAGAACCTTGCAAAAACAACGGAACAAATGCAGCAAGAAGCCGATACATATATGGCTGAGCAAGCCCGTTTTGAAAGTGCTGAAGATGCAAAAGAGATGGTTGCAACAGAAGTACAAAATCAATTGGCTAAAGTCGGAACATTTACGGCTAAATACAATCGTGCTGCGGGCGAATTAACTTCCGCTTTTTACTCAACGCTAGGTGATAAACTTGGTATTTCTGCAAAAGAAGCTTTTGACCGTTACCCAATTCGTATTACTGATGATTCTGTTCAATCAGAAGCTAAGGTACCTGAAAGTGTTGATAACGTTGTAACACTTACTCAGACGCAACAATCACAAACAGAACCGAAAGGCCAAAGGTACCAACAAAGTAAAGGTGGCACGCGCGGCTCAATTACTTTTAATATTGGTCAAGATGGTTCAACAATCATACTAAGCAAAAATGCTGACTTTTCAACCTTCGTGCATGAGCTTGGGCATCATTTCTTAGAAATGAATATGCAAATTGCATTAAGTCCTGATGCGCCTGCACAAGTCCGTGCGGATATGGAAATAGTAATGAAGTGGGCATCGCCAGAAACAACGGATATCGGCGAATGGGATTTTTTCACCGATGCAGAAAAAACAGAAGTACACGAAAAATTTGCAGAAACTTTTGAACAGTATGTTTTTACAAGTAAAGCACCAAGTGCGGCATTAAAGCAAGTTTTCAACCGATTCAGACAGTTCATGATTGCCGTGTACCGGAACATTGAAAAGTTTATGGGCATCAATGACCGCGCAGAATTAAACGCTGATATCACAGGCGTAATGGACCGTATGCTTGCATCATCAAGTGCAATTGCTGAAGCACAAGCCGCATCAAATCTTGAAATGCTAATTCATCAAGATGATGCAATGCGCCTTGGTATTTCGCCAAAAGATTATGACGAAATGCGCCAAGATCATGAAATTGCTACAGAATTATCTATAAATACTTTAGAGCAGAAATCCCTGCGCAATATGATTTGGTACCAAAAGCAGAAGTCTAAGTATCTGAAAACATTGCAAAAAGAAGCTGATAAAAAGCGCGCTGCCGTTCGCGAAGATATGGCAAAAGAAATTGCACAAGAACCTGTATATCAGGCTATGGCATTCCTACGTCAACCGCTTGACCAAGTTGCTAAGCGTGACTCAACCAAGGTTGAGCCTGAACGCGACAATCTATTTGAAGCGATTGCTAAATTCGGCGGGCTTGATGCCAATGAAGTAGAAAGCACTTGGGGCATTGATGAAGCAGCCAAAACAAAATCAGGTATTGGCAATAAGCCTGTTGTGCGTTCTTCAAAATCAAAAGTAAAAGGCCTGTCAATCGAAGCGATGGCTGAGAAGCTTAGCGAAGAAGGGTATTTATCTTTAGATGATCACGGCAAATTTGATACACGTGAACTTGAAGATAAATTTGCAGACCAGTTACGCGGGATTAACCAATATTCAAATAAAGTTGATCCAGAGTTACTGGACTATGCACAAGACATGGATTTGCTGCAACGCTATGCAGAAGGTCGCACAACTAAAGGCAAGTTATCACTAGATTGGATTGAAGCCAAGTACGGACGAGACAGCGATATTTACCAAAGCATTTCTAAAGGCGCTTATGGTTTTGCACAGCGAGGTGGAGAAAACCCCGACGTAGTTGCTGAAATGTTCGGATATGAAAGCGGCGATGCATTGATTCGTGACTTGCTTAATTCACCGAGTCCTAAGCAAAAAATTGATGAGCTCACCGATGCGCGTATGGCTGTACAATATTCTGAATTTTTCGATCAGCAAAGCATCATAGAAGCTGTCGAAGCCGCATTACACAATGATGTTCGTGCGCGTATGCTTTCCGCTGAAATGGCTGCACTAAACGGTTTACTTGGCCGCAAGTCTGCTTTGAATGAAGCCGCAAAGACAGTTGCTCAAGACATTGTACAGCGCCAAAAAATTAAAGATATTCGACCGCATGTACGTGCACAAGATGATGCTCGTTTAGGGCGCATGGCAAATGAAGCATTTAGAAGGGGGGAAACGGTAGAAGCTGCACGCCATAAGCGCAATCAATTGGTTCAGTTCTATGCAACCAAATACAGTTACGATGCAAAAGACCAGATTCAAAAACATCTTGATTTAGTCAAAAAGGTTTTTGGAAATAACGAGAAGTTATCTAAAAACCGTGACTTTGATTTTGTGACCGCTGCCCGCGGTATTTTGGGTAAATATGATCTTGGCCGCGAATCAACAAATTACGAGCATCAACTAGAATTGATTCGTAAATATGACCCGAACACATATGCCGAAATACAAAATATAGGCGCATTACCTGAAAACCAAAACTATCGCGAATTAACGCTTGAACAGTTCAATGCAGTTATGGCCGCGGTCGAAACACTTTGGCATCGATCTAAAGAAAATAAGATATGGCATACAACCAATGAAGCCTTTGAGCGGGAACAGGTCCGTGAAGAACTAATACAGCAAACAGGCGGTAAGAAAAGCGTTGAGAAGATTCAGCAAACATTATTAGGTAGAGATAAGACCGCAGAACTTAAAGCTAAGTTCATGGAATTAGGCGCTTCAGCAAAACGTGTCGACCAGGTAGTAACTTGGTTAGACGGTGGCGCAAGTGGCAAATTCCGTACATATCTAATCAACCCTATGCAAGATGCCTTGGCTAAATATCGTATTGAAAAAGCCAAGATGCTTAAAGACGTGGTAGATATTTTTGAAGGATTTGGCAAACTGGATAATTCAAAAATTGCTGCGCCTGAACTTAATAACTTTACTTTCGTGGGCAAGCAATCTTTGCTCCATGCGATTTTGCATACAGGTAACTTAAGCAACAAAGAGCGTCTTGTTTTAGGCTATGGGTGGGGTGCGCGTTTAGAAGATGGTTCGGTTGATTTCAGTGCATGGGATCAATTCTTTAGCCGGATGGTTAAAGAGGGCGTGATTACCAAAAAGGATATGGATAACATCCAAAAGCTCTGGAACCTTTTTGACAAATACAAAGAGCAAGCACAAATCACACATAAAAAAATTAACGGTCGCTATTTTGATGAATTACCACGTACACCTATTAGTACGCCATTTGGTGAGTATGAAGGCGGTTATGTGCCTGCTGCTTACGACCGTATTCGCTCAAATGAGCAAGACCGCATTCAAGATAAAAACTTAGCTGAAAATAACTTGCAAGCATTAGATATTGCAACGACTGGCGCAAACTTTACCAAGTCGCGTGCAGATCGGTATCACGATCAACTTGAATTGGATATGTCACGTTTACCAAGCCATCTTGATAAAGAATTGCGTTACATCCATCTTGAATTACAGATTCGACAAATCGGACGTTTATTGCTGAATAAAGATTTCCGAAATGAGATTGAGCGCGTATTGCCATTTGGGGTTAAACAAGTCTTTAACCCTTGGCTTAAAGCAATCGCCAATCAGACCGTTGATGAAAGCTCAGGCGTTAGTTTACTAGATAATATTTTCCGCACACTTCGCCGCAATACGGGTATCGCGATTATGGCGGGTAACTTAAAAAATGCTGTTGAGCAGTTCACAGGGTTTACTCAAGTTACCGTTGCGGTACCGCCAAAACAATTACTTAAAGCGCAGGCACATTATTTCAGATCGGTTGCTACACGTGAAAACATGGCAAATGACATTATGCAAATGTCCGATTTTATGAAAACCCGATGGGACCGTGCAGCCGATGAATACCGTTATGCTGTTGATGAGATTGTTTTTCAAAAGAGTGCAATTCAAACAGTGAAAGATTTCACTATGAAACATGCTTATATACTGCAAACAACCATACAGCGTCCAATGGAAACGATCTCTTGGCAAGCGGCTTTCAATCACTATACAGAACAAGGCATGACCCAATACGATGCCGTTCATGCTGCTGATGCGGTTATTCGACAATACATGACAGATATGTCCCCGGAAGGTATTTCAAATCTAGAACGTGGTACACCTGCTAAACGAATGTTTTTGATGTTTTACAACTGGTTCAATATGGTTTGGAATACATCTGTTTCGGAAGCGAAGTTAGCTCTTGAAGCAAGTAACGGTTCATGGGTTCAAGCTTCACCACGTTTGGCTTATATCGCTTTGATGATGATCTCTATACCTTCAATTTTATCTGAATTGCTCGGCATTGTTTTTGCAGGCGGCATAAAGGATGAAGATAAAGATGATGAGAAGTGGGATGACCTTTCAGCAAGACTTGCGCTTTCACAATTAAAAATGCTAGCGGCTTTTGTCCCGTATGCAGGTAATGTGGTAAATGCTGCAATCAGCAATACAGACGATACCATTGTGAACGACCGCTACACAGCATCACCAGTGTTTAGCATGGGTGAGAGTGGGCTTTCATTAATTCAGCATGCAAGACGTGCTTTGGATGAGGATAAGGAAGTTAACCAAGGTAAAGCTTCAAAAGATTTAATGAATACAGCGACTCTCGTTACGGGCATACCGTTTGCTGTACTTGGTAAACCTTCTGGTTATTGGCTTGATGTAGCTCAAGGCAAGAAAGATGCACCAGACAGTATTTACGATGCAACACGCGGTACGATAACAGGGAAACATGCACCAGAAAATTAACCTGTTGACAGTACGAGACTAGCGACCAACTATTTATTTGTAAGCTTACCTAAAATTGGCTGTAGAGATTATAGCCTTTTTATTGGTGGGCAGAAAATGACAGTTCAGGTATCGGATCGGTTAAGTCAACTATATGTTGGGAATGGGATTAATACGCGATTTGATTTTACATTTCGAGCTTTTGAGCAAGAAGATGAAACAGGCATAGGTGTACGCGTAAAAGTTGGTAATGATTTTGAATTTATTGATGAGTCTGAATATGCTGTTACTCTTAATCCAGATAATTTAGGCGGATATGTAACCTTTGTTGAACCACCTAGTGCAGTTACCTTTTTTTATATCGCAGGCAAAACTCCTGTAGATCAGCTTCTTGACATTACTAATTATGACAATTTCTATCCTGATGCCATTGAACGAGCATTGGATAAGCTGACAGCAATTTTACAAGAATGGAAACATCTTGTTGATTTCGAAACACAAGCTCGCATTTTAGCAGATATTGATTATGATCAATTGGCAATTCAACGTGAAGCCGATTTAAAAGCGTACATTGATGGGATTGCAAGCTCCATTATTGGGCAACCTGTTGTTGGTTTACCAGCTCAGTTCGTTATAGATGGCACTGAAAATCAGAAGCAGATTAATAATAAAACAATCCAATATGTTGACTCTATTTCAGAACTGAGATTGCTTAACCCAAGAAAAGACGGACAAGAAGTATTTTTAGTTCAACACACCTCCGAAGGTCGCGGGGCGGGTTGGTTCGTGTGGGACGCATTTGACACTCAGATAGATAATAATGGAACAATTGTAAAGCGTGATGGCGTTGTCGTAGGCTCATGGAAGCGTCGATTCACTACACTAAAAACGGATGATTTTGGTCTGCATGAAGCGACTGGTGATACTACTGCTATTCTTCAATTAATAGACTCCCTTGCTGACACGATTGTTGTTAATAATGGTGAATATTTAATTTCGGACTTTAAACCGTCAAAGAAATATATATTTGAAGATAACGCATGGTTTAAAACAAATACGACAGCGACAAGTAATGGGGTAATTGCTCAAACAGGTTTGAAAATGATCAGACCTAAGATTAAGCATAATGTGTCAGTAGCTCCAACGGATGGAGACTACGGCAACGCTATTCGTATCGGTACTTATCGACAAGCAAATGATTTAACTGTTTCTGTTCACGATGTAGTTATTGATGCGTCAGAAATCCAACTTATTAATACAACAAATGTGGGACAAGGCATCGAAATCTTAGGTAATGCCTATGATGTGACAATCTCTCGCCCAATCATTAAAGGAAAAGGGCTTGGGATTATCTGTCATTGGGGCGGTGATGTCGGAGAAGATGGACACTCATCTACTGTGACGTATTCATACCATCCGCACGACATTAAGATCATCGATCCTGAATTTTACAGTACAGCTACAGATGCAACCGGACGTATGCAAACTGGGCTTATCTTGTCAGCTTGCTACGATGTCGAAGTCACGAACATTAAGTCAGACGGTGTTGCTACTACTTTGTATAACTTTGTTGGTGACGTTTACAATCAGGTCGCTGTGGATCGGGACAAAGATAAAGTTTGCACTAATGTTAAGATTGATGGGGTAAACATTGATAACTTTGTGGATGGCTCCACACCAGTTCAAGCGATTGGTTATTCAGCAACAGTACGCACCGCACAGGGCATGACGATTGCAATTGATGATGATCAATATATGCAGATGAGCATGAAGGGCATCGTTATTACTTCTCGCAACGCAGCAAATACAAGCGACCTGATTTTAGTATCGGGCGTAAAAAATGTTGATTTTGAAGCTGAAATCGTTGGTGTTGAGCATGACGGGCGCTTTGCTCGTATTCAAGCAAATCAGGACTGTAGCATTAAAATTACGGGGTCATCTAAGCGCGGCTTTATCAATAGAGGAAATCATAACACTGATATTACTGTAAATTCTGTTTACAAGACAAAGAGCAGAGTACCGTCTGAAAGAGGTATGGAAATTCAATCTTATGAGTTTGCCACTAGTGGTTTTAATGCAGCACAGGGGGCTACTAGTTTATCGTTTTCTGTATCAACGACAACACTTCTGTACAAAGGTTCACTTGTACTAAAAAATAACACCCCAGTTGCTCGTGTAAGCAAAACAGGTTACTTTGAAAATGGTGTAACAAATACACTTCAAATTGACGGTTTGAGTGAAGCAATAACAACTAGCGATGTAGTAAAAATCCTTCGCGCAAATGACGGGTGCGTGGTTAAAGGAGTGATCTCGAACTACTACAATAATGTATATGGCACTAATCCAGTTGGTACCATAATTCAGTCAAAACTTTATGGCGGTTATAATCGTAATATTATGTTCGATGGAGCATATTTGATTAATGTCGATATAACTGATTGCAAACTAGAAAAAGTTGGGCTTGAAAACTCAAGTATGAGTTGCGTTGATATAACAGTTGATTCAGCAACTATTAGAGGACTACGAATCAATGATAATAAATTTGATCAAAACTCGACAAATCCTAAGGCAAATCAAAGGATATATATAGACACAACAAATCATTCTGGAGTCACTATTTCTAGGAATATCGCGTCCCCATGTCTAAGCTCTATCCCAGTAAATATTAAACCTTCTACTGCCCCCGGCTATAAACAGCAAGCACAGATTTTTGCTAACAGTTTTGGAGACGTAAATACTACTGTAGCTACAGCTTATAGCGGATTCTATGTTGGCAATACTTATACGGGCTTTGTTCGAACAAATTATCCATCATCTGGTGTCTGGAATGTTGGTGATAGGCTTTTAAAAGAAAACGCAGTAATTGGTCAACCACAAGGTTGGATTTGTACAACTGGTGGAGCTTCCCCATCGTGGACACCATTAGCAAATATTTAATTAATAAAGTTCGTTCAATTATTTGAGCGAACTTTATTATCAGTCTATTATTTAAATAATAAAATATTTGATAGAATATATGTCAATTAATTCATAACTTTCCAAATTAAGGCATTTAATATGTTGAAAAAAATATTATTATCACTTGTTAACTGGGTTAGAAAAAGCCAAATCATCAGCACAATAAGAAGATTTGATAAAGATGTTGACCATAATAAATGGTGTGGCGCTGAATTTTTTCCAAACTCTTTTGAGCCTTTTTATCTTAGCCCGCCATCAAATTACAATCCTCAAGGTGTGCATCGCAATAATATAATTGAAGATAATATCGGAGACGTAGCAGCAAAAGTAACTGCTCAGTTTAAAGATAAGATCGTAGACTTTCTAGGTGCGGACGTTCGGCTTGATGATATTTACATGTTTTGGTATGACCCCAATAAAAGAAAAGAATGGAGCCTATCAAATTCGTGGCACGATGATAATGTAGGGCATCGTATTAAGATTTTTGTTTGTTTTGAGGGGAACGGCAATACTCCTACAGTTGTTATTCCAAATAGCTATAATAAACCTTATAAGCCAAATACTAGCGAGATTTTAAGATTCGCAGGCAAAAGAAATATAAATAGTAATAATGGCGAAATTAAACTAGCTTATAAATCAGGTGATATTGCGATGTTTGATACCGCCTGTTTGCATCGTGGATTATATGAAGAGCCAGCTGCTATTAGATCAGTATTAGTTATGGAATATATAGACCGGAATAAAGCTAATATTATTGCGGGGAAATCTCCTTGTGGCCCTGGTATGAGCAGAACAGGGAAAGTAGTTTTTAAAGAAGGTGCCTACAAAGCATTAAAAAATACTGGTCTGATAGACGACCAATTAATTAAGAAAGAAAATGATGAGTATATTTATTCGTTATTAAACTTAGCCAGTTAATTAATTACCCACTAAACCGCCACAAGCCCTGACAAGTTCAGGGCTTTTTACTGTCAACAGAAAACGATACTTAAATTAAACCAATCCATAAAATAATGAAAACATTAGATTGGTGGCAAAAATGAACGACCCTTTAACTATTAAATCATTGCCTTGGTTTATCAAAATTTGGGCGGCTATCATGGGCGGCATTTTTGCACTCATGTTAAGCGGCGATATCGATGTTGAAGGCAAAATAAAAATCAACATCGGTGTGATTATCAAATTCGCAATCAGCGTTTCTATTAGTTTATACGGCGGTTCAGCATTTATTGAATATCAAAATTGGGGGCATTACTCACATATGACCCAAGGGTTTGTCATGCTGATTTTTGCAGTATTCGGGATGTTGCTTATTGGTATTTGGTATCAGGCAATTCAATTACTGAAAGGTAAAACCATTAGTGAATTGATCTTTGAAATCAAAGAAGCGTTCAAAGCCATATTCAAGTAGGAGAGGGCAAATGTCAGTAGATAAATATATTGATGACCTTATCAAGCGTGAGGGTGGTTATGTTAACAACCCTAACGACCGTGGCGGTGCAACTAAGTATGGAATTACTGAAGCAGTTGCACGGGTAAACGGTTGGAAGGGCCCAATGCGTGATCTGCCTTTAGATTTAGCAAAGCAGATTTATAAACAACAATATTGGATTAATCCCCGTTTTGACCAGGTTAATACCTTATCGCCTTTGATTGCTGAAGAGTTGCTTGATACTGGTGTTAACTGCGGTGTAGCTTTTGCAAAGCCTTTATTACAACGAGCATTGAATCTATTGAATAACCAAGGTAAAGGCGGTTGGCCTGATCTAGCCGTTGATGGTATTTATGGTTCAGCTACGTTAGGGGCCTTAAAAATCTTTCTTGCCAAACGTGGTAAAGATGGTGAGAAGGTGATGCTTAAGGTACTAAATATTATGCAGGGCCAACGTTATATTGAAATATGCGAACGCAATCCCACGCAAGAGCAATTCTTTTATGGATGGATTAGCAACCGGATCGCATAAAGAGATTTTGTGTAAGAGAACCAAGTTAGCAACTTTTATTACTCTACTTTGCATTCTGTTTTCAGGGTGCACGGCGCATTCAATCAATAACAATATTCACGTATCATTATGCGTAAAGGCAATTTGAGTTTTTAAAATGGCGCAAGTAATGATTATGGTTATGGAAGCAGGCAAGGTTGAGCATACATGCAACTTGCTTGCTGACATAAACAAAAACGGTCAAGTAACAAAGCTCTATGATTATAACGGCAATGAATTAAAAATTAACTTTTTGCAAAACCAAGTCTATTACAATAAAACTTGGTGGCAATTTACCAAGAAACAAGATATTTAAAATAAAGCCCCTAAGTAGGGGCTTCTTATTATGCAGCGTTTAGCATTTTTGCAATTTCGGATGCGGTCGGATTGTAGTAAGTATTTACCAGTACACTAATAGTTTTGTGCCCCGTAATTTTAGCAAGAATCTCAACAGGCAAACGATAGTCATGAACAAAGCGTGTAATTGCTTCATGTCTTGAATCATGGAAAGTAATCACACCATCTAAACCAACACGGCGCAAATTGCGCTGCCAAATAAGTCTAAATGCGTTTGATGTTAAGGGCACCATACGACTATCGTTTGGATCATCTGGCAACCAAGAAAGCATTTCTTTTGCTTTAGCTGTTAGAGGTACGTCACGGGACGAGCCATTTTTGGTGTCTAATAATCGGATAAAGTCGGTAAAGATTAGTGACTTTTGTACGCTTAGAATTTCGCCTTTGCGCATTGCGGTTTCAAGTGCGAACAGAAACGACCATGCTACACGGTGTCTCGGCTGTGTTGGAGTTTTACCCCATTCATAATCCAAGCCTTTAATTACTTTATTAATGTGGTCATCGCTAATACGTTGGTGTCTTGGCGGTGGTGCTGAAGGTTTTGTAATTTCTTTGAATGGATTTTCTTTAGTTAAAAATAGTTCTTTTCTTGCAAAGTCAAAAACTGAACTATACATAGCCATTTCTCGAATGACTGTTGCACCTTTAACTTGTTTTAGGCGCTTATCACGCCATTGCTTGACTAGGGCAGGAGTTAGGTTGTGTATAGATTCATCTGCAAGTTCGCCCCAATTTTTCTTTAAGCATTTAAGCATTTGCACAATTAAACGGGCGCTTTTCATTTTGCGACCTTCATCTTGATAATACTTATCAAAAAGGGCTTGAAAAGAAATATGGATTTTTTCAGGTTCTGATGTTGGTTGTTCAGACTGTAATTCTAATAGTTTGGTTGCTGCCCACTGTTCACACTCACTTGCTGTGTCACGAGTGGCAGCGTAGCGCTTGCCCTTAAAACGAACTTCAATACGCCAAGCGTTGCCGCGACGGGTCGGTTTCTGCATTTTTAACACTCCAAATTTCATGGTGGCGCACTGCCGACAAAAATTGAAGATGTACAAATGACACCCACTTTTTTGGCGGCGGCACGGAAATATAAAGCGTTTTTTAATGTGAAATATGGATATTTTGAATATCTATAGCTGACCTATCGACAATAAAAAACAAGCCAAAAGGTTACTGGAACCTTTCAGCTTATTGATTTTTAACAACAAATTTTGGAGCGGGAAACGAGACTCGAACTCGCGACCCCAACCTTGGCAAGGTTATGCTCTACCAACTGAGCTATTCCCGCAATGTGAGCACATTATAGAGTGTTTCATTAAAGTGTCAACACTCTTGTGATCTAATTGAACGTTTAATCAGCACGACGCCAAACTGTACCTTGACGTGTATCTTCAAGAACTACGCCTTGCTCAAGTAAAGACTGACGAATGCTATCTGCTTTCGCAAAGTCTTTTGCTTTTTTCGCATCAACACGTTGTTGAATGAAATCTTCAATTTCAGCATCAGACAAAGCAAGCGCTTCTTGTCCAATATCTGATTTTAAGAAATCATCTACATTGTGTTGTACCAAACCTAAAATGTTGGTGAGGTGACGTAATGTCGAATAAAGCACAGTCGCTTGGTCAGCTTGCTCTTCTTTTACAGCACGGTTTAACTCTTTGTTCAGTTCAAACAATACAGCCATTGCTTCAGCAGTATTGAAATCGTCACACATTGCATTGTTAAAGCGTTCAACAAAGCTTTGATCAAGCGTTTCAGTTGTCGTTTGCCCGTATACTTGTTGGTAAGCTTTAAATGAATGGTAGAAGCGAGTTAAAGAAGTTTTTGCTTCTTTAAGTGCTACATCAGAGAAGTTCACAGGACTACGATAGTGTGAAGACACAATAAAGTAGCGGATCACTTCAGGATGGAATTTGTCCATTACGTCACGAATCGTAAAGAAGTTGCCTAAAGATTTAGACATCTTTTCACCGTCAACGTTAATGAAGCCAACATGCATCCAGTAGTTTACATATTGCTCACCAGTCGAAGCTTCACTTTGCGCAATTTCATTTTCATGGTGCGGGAACATTAAATCTGAACCGCCACCATGAATGTCAAAGTGATTGCCTAGGCAGCAAGTCGACATTGCAGAACATTCAATGTGCCAACCCGGACGGCCATTGCCCCAAGGGGATGCCCAAGATGGTTCATTTTCTTTTGCATGTTTCCAAAGCACAAAGTCAAAAGGATGTTTCTTTTCAACTTCTACATCAACACGCTCACTTGCGCCAGCTTGCATGTCATCAAGCTTACGGCCAGAGAGACGACCATATTTTTCAAATTTGGTGACTTCAAAATAAACATCACCGTTTGAAGCAGGGTAAGCAGCGCCTTTGGTGACTAGATTGCCAATCATATTTTGCATCTGGTCAATATATTCAGTCGCTTTAGGTGCTTCATCTGGTGCTAAACAGCCTAAGTTCGCTGCATCTTCATTCATGGCATCGATGAAACGCGTGGTGAGCTGTTGGATTGTTTCACCATTCTCATTCGCACGTTTGATGATTTTGTCGTCAATATCGGTAATGTTGCGAATGTAGCGGACTTTCCAGCCTTGACTACGCAAAAAACGGATAATGTAGTCAAATGCAACCATAACTCGAGCATGCCCGATATGACAGTAGTCGTAAACGGTCATACCGCAGACGTACATATCGATGTGACCTTCTTTGCGAGGTACAAATTCAACTTTTTTTCGTTGCTCAGAGTTATATAAAACAAACGGTTGCAT